ATTTCCCAACAGATCGTATCTGGCCAAATACGTAAGTTAATCTGCCAAATATTTCTGTATTTCCTGTTGAAACATCTCCAATCATTCTTAATGTTGGTAAAATACTTTCAGCAGAAACTCCATATTGTAATAGCATCTTTGCACCAGATGCTAAATCTGAAGTTTCAAATGGAGTCTTTTTTGCCATATCTAATAATTGATCCATTAATGCAGTTGCTTTTTCTCCACTACCTAACATAGTGGTAAATGATGCCTCTAGCATTTCCATATCGGCGGCCGATTTTACTGCTGCAATCCCAATACCAATAATTGGGGCAGTTACAAATAATGAAAGTTTATTGCCTATATTAAGCTATATTACCGAATTTATTTAATTTGGTTTCGGAATTAGTTATGGAGGTATCAAATTGGGCATTGTCTCCAATAATTCTGACAACCATCTGTCCAATGTCACCACTCATTTAAATATCTCCATATTTTTTCGCTAATTCTTTTCTTTCTTCTTCCATCTGCTTTTTATAGTCATCTCTAATCTTTTTCAATTCATCTACCGACATATCGTTAAAGCCTCTTGTTTTTGGTTTAACTCCATTTCTTACTTCAATACCAATATTATGGTAATAAATGACTTGCCCAATAGTCATTTTCCATAATAAATATTCTTTTGTTGCCCATGGATACATCAGCGCCATTGAAACAAATATGCGGCCAAGATCGAATAGATCGTTTGGGCTTCCACCTTGGCCGCTACTTAGTTTTTTGAACCTTCCTCAATTCCTTTATAACTATTTACTAATGCTATTTTAATCGCATCTATAACAGCTCGTAATTGATGAACGGTTATTTTTTTAGAAAAATATTCTAGGTCTAATTCTGGATATAAATGCTGGCAGAATGTATAGCAAAGCTCTATTCCTAAATCATATGCTTCTTTTGCCTTGCTAATATCTTTTTCTATTGATTCTGCGGTTATTAAATTTAGTTTAGTAACTAAATCGTCAATCTGAAAAACAATTCCACATGGTATAAAAGAAACGTCAATCTTTTTACCATTTAGAATAATTATGTTTTCTTCAGGTTTTAATATATCCAGATTTATAATATTTTTCATTTAATTAAGCCACCGTCTTAGTAAATATAGTTCCAGCAGTTGCATACTGTTTGCAAGTAATACTAAATGAATAAACATTAACTGGATCAGCGTCATTATCCGATTTAGGATTCATTGTAAATCCACCAGCAATGCCTTTTGAAATTACATAAGTGGTAACTTGAGAAGTCCCGGCAGCTAATTTTCTAGTATTTACTAATTTAAATGCTTTACCAGAAATTAACGAAACATTTCCACCAACAGTAATTGAGCCAGTTGTACCAGCCCACATTCCTGAAGATAATTCAGAAAATGAAGTTGCGCTATATTCAATTAAATCAATTTCTAATGTCGCGGTTTCTCTTGCTACACCTTCGATTGGATCAACGGCATTACCAGCTTGAGAAGTAAACATTTCTGGATTATATGCAAATGATTTAACCATACCAGCACCTAGATTAGTCCAGGTGGTTGCTTCAACAGTGGTTCCGATTGTCGCAACATACATAGCATAGTTTCCGGTTTCTACTTGGCTATCAGTTACAGTTGCATTTTGATACATTGGCATTTTTTATTTCTCCTTTAGTTTCTTTATCTTTTTCATAAATGCTTTAATTGGTTTTCTATTTTTAACATCATAATAAAAATCCCTACCAATTGTTTTCATTCCTTTTTTGCTTCCAGGTTTTCTTCCAGAACCTTGACCTCCCATAATAATTATTCTCCTTTTTAACTAATCGTGTTATTTGCAAATACTAATTGAATATCTACTGGAGCATTATAAATATTGGAATCTGATTCTGGTATACATCCTCGCAATCCTTTTGATGAAGATTGAATTACAGAAAAACCAGTTACTGATCCATATATTCCTGTTCCAGAAGTTCCATTAAATAAATCATCAACTAACCTAGCTAATATCTTTGCTTTTTCTTGCGTAGAATCTCTACAATTTATTGAATAGCTTTCAGTCCATATCCCATACTTTTTATTCCCTCCAGATAACTCATAAAAATTAATACATGGAGTTAATGTGGTTGCTGGTCTATTTCCTGAATATATTTTTACACCCACTATAGAAGTAATGGCGGTTGTTTGTAATAACATATATCCAATAAACTGTGAAGGTTGCATATTATTCCTTTATATAATCCTTAAAAATAAATTTAGAATTCTTTTTTACTATTGTTAACACCTTACCTTTTGCCAAATCTAATGCAGGTCGTAAAAATGGTTGGGCATTAGATTTAATTGTTCCAAATTCTATATGCGGCCCATACTCAACTATTGTCCCTACCAATACTTCTAACCATGATGAAGTAGGTTTATCTATTTTCCCAAATCGTTTAATTTTACTATTTAACCAATCGGTTTCCATAGCATATTTTGACGGATCTTCTACATCATCTCCCATTGTTTGAGATTGTGTATTTATTGAGGCGGCTAAATATCCGTATTTTCTAGCCGCTAATTGTTTTGCTTGTCCTTCTACTACTAATCCAATTTCATAAGCAGATTTACCAGTAATTTGTTTACCTTGTATTTTTATTTCTTGACCTTTCCATTGAGTATCGATCGTAGTTTTAAATGCCATTTTTGCTTACCAAAATAGGTTTGAAAACATTTATATCATTAGTGTTTTTGGGTATAGCTAGGAAAGATGATACTTTATCTACTTTCGTACTGATATCCATTAAAAACATTATATAATCCTTTCTAAACCGATAATTACTATTTCATTTAAATCCATAACATTATCAGCATATCCAACTGTTTTATAAGTTTTAGAATCATAAGAAACGGTTTCAATCATTGTTTCTGTAGAAGCTAATGTAGAACCATTATTAAATGTATACGCTCCATATTCAAAAACTAATTGATGAGTGCTATTCTTTTCATACCTATCAGAAACAAATCTATTTACAGAACTATTCTGCCATAATGCAGCTAATGAAAGAATAGTGGTTGAAGCGGTGGAAGTAAAACCACCCATGCCATCATTTGTGCTAATTGACTTAATTACTGAGACTGCTGAAACTAAATTTAAATGGTCACGTAATGCCATACTACATAAGCCTTGCAATTTTATATTTATCAAGACTTTGAATTACCCTAATAGGATAACCATATTCATCATCAACATTAGCACTTCCAAATGATTCTGATAAAGGACCTAAAGAATATGATTTTAATTGTTGAGCATTTTTATCTCTATAATCATAGTCGAACCATATCATTTTGGCCGCTACATATTGAATATCTTTTGGCCATTGTACTACTGAGAAATAAACTATTGGGCCATTATTACTATTATATCTTTCATCTATACATGAGCAAGCTGTAGTTAAAGTTAAAACATTATCGGCTAATGATAGTATTGTTTTTACTGAGTCATTTCTCCAACTTCTATATATTAAAAAATCATCTCCAGCTTGAAATCCATAATCTTCCCAATTCTCTCCAACATCTAAAGTAATTGTATTAGCAGTTGCGTTAAAAGTTACTGCACTACTTACACAAAGATCATCTGAATTAAAATAATTATTAGTAATCATTTGAATTCTTTCTTGAACAACATCAATTAAGTCAGATGAGGTTATTGTTCCAGCAGTTGCGGTTATTTTAGGGGCATATATTGTAACTGCCGTAGCTGTTATAATTGCCATTTAATAGCCTCCTGAAAAAGAAAATAGCCAGGAGGTTTTATTTTTACATTGTTTAACCAACATTTTTACATCCTCCTGGCTATTAATTAAAAACTATTCAGTTAAAGGATTCGGCATCTGATATGCTTCAACCGTACCGCCACCAGCACTGAGAGTAATTCCAATAGTGCCAGTAGTAGAATTTAAGAAGCGAGCAGATTCAAAATCTTTCCCACCAACAATAGAAGTTCCGGTTGCAACGGTAATAGTTAAATTACCCTGACCAACTTCAGAATAATTAGTACCAGCAGCAACGATCATACTCATAGTAGTAGTTGCAGCGAAGCGAAGCATTAGAGTAGAAAAATCTATTGCGCTCTGAGCAGTAGTACAAGAAATAGTTAAAGTATCACCAGATGCTAAAGTATTTCCAGCAACAACGGCAGTCCCATCTTTGGTACAAGTAACAACAGATAAAGTAGTAGCAGCCATAATTATTTACCTCCCTTAATTAGCTAGCAGATTCGGTGAGATATAAGGTACAAAGAGCATCCGGTCGGACAACTTTCGCGCCATATACATAAAGGCCTTTAACACCCTGATCAAAATAATCTTCACGCTCAACAGCCTTAATTTTAGAAACCTGACCAGCATAGCTAATAGCGGTTCGAGCGCCACACATTACACGATACTGACCAGCGGCAGAGGCGCAAGATACGTTATTAGAAACGCGAATTTCAGAGAATCCAAGAGCCTGACCAACATATCCAGGAATTACTTCACCAGTTGAAATCTTGGGAACTGCAGTTGCAGAAATACCACCAACTTCAGCCAGTAATAGTTTCTGATGGAACCACGGAGGAATAATAATCCAGCGGCCAGCTTCAGGAACATTGTGCTCAGAAAGATATCTGGAAGCGTAAGAAAGAATTTCAATAACATTTCCAGAGCTACAGGCCAAAGAAGCACCAGCAGTACCAATAGCCGCAGAATTACCAATTACACCAGCCTGAGCATATAGCCCAGCAATATACTGGTCAATAGTATCGGCTACTGCATAAGATGCTTCTGCCATTGCATCATTCATAACTTTAGGATTCATCTGAACAGTATCAATATCATCAACAGCAAAGCTAAAAGATTTAGCCTGATCAATTAATAAAGTTTTCTGTGCAGAGGTAAGAGCCTGCCAACTTAATGCACCATATTTGGTATAATCGGATACAGTGATAGGTCCAATTTCATTAATACGAACGGTATCGCCCATGCCAGAAATTTCACCTTCATAATCTTTATTTACAACATCACCGAATACCAGAGCTTTACGAAGTCTAACAAATAGTTTCGCGCTCCAAATCTCAGGAATAAAATTCTCTAAACCCATTTTTAATTTCTCCTATTTAGTTTGCTATTGCTTCATCTAGCTTACCTTCAAGCTCCATCTTTATTAGATCGGCTTGAGTAAGTTTAGATAAATCAATTTTCTTTTTATCGTCATCTTTTCCAGAGCCAGGTTTAAAACTGGTACTAGCAAGACGTTCATTCAATTCTTTTTCTAATGCCTTATTATGAAATTCTTTAAATCTCTGCATCCAGAGTTGAGACTCTTCAACAGAATTAAAAGGTGTTCCTTCAATAAATAAAGGATCAATGCCTTCTTTAAAAGCAAGTTCCTTGATTTTAGAATTACGTTTATCGGCTTCCCACTGATCTTCCATCTCTTTAGTTTTCTGCCTAAGTTCGCGCATTTCCCTCTGTTCTGGAGTTTCAGTTGGATTTAATCGAAGCATTTCTGCTGCAATTTGAGATTTTACTAAAGCATCAATTTTCGGCTTTTGCTTTTCGTCATGAGTTTTAATTGCATCAGTTACGCGCTGATCCATCATCGGCTGAATTAGATTTTTACCTTCGGTGGTCTGCAGATATGCAGAAACCAATTCAGCATTCATAGGTTTATCAACGGATACAGAAACAATATATTCCGCAACATCAGCATTACTTTTATTAGCCTCAATAAATTCTTTTACCTGTTCTAACGTAATATCATTATCCATTTACTTTTTCTCCTTTGCCCCAGCCTGTTTCTTTTTAGTTCCAGTCTGGTTCAATTTCTTTTCTGATTCGGCCTTAGACGGACGGCCACGCCCCCGCTTTACTTCTTCTTTTTTAATTACAATTTTATTATCAACTTTCTTTTCTATTTTAATAGGATTTACTTTTGCAGTAGTATCATTGAGAGTCCCTTTTAATGAAGCCTGTCTACGTGCCCTAGCTGCAATCTTTCTATCCTTTGCTGCACCCATTTACTATTCCTTTACAGTAATTTTGAAAAAACCAATTATTAAACCAATTAAAACAAATACTCCACCAACCAATGCAACTATTTGGCCTTCAGTATTTCCAGCAAAATATAACGCTACTGACCCGACTATAATTGCTACAATTCCTGCAATCTTTAATGCCAAGTTCTTGTTCATTTATTCTCCTTTTTGATAAATAAAAAAGGCGCTGAAGGATTTATATTGGAAT